CTGACTTCCAGTTGGCCCGGCCCCTGTTGCACCGAGATCCACAGGCTTGTCATTCAAGTCGATAAACTTTCTCCGATTCGCCGTCGAAGATAGATCAAGAGATGTGGCAGTGTTGAGATAGAGGTCTGCGATCTCGCAGTTCAATTTTGCGGAGGCACCAGTATGTGATCCTATGCCCCAGTCACTTTGGGTCCACTCGATGTCCTGATCAGTGTTTGTTGCCTCGCTTAGATCCGCGGAGTCATCAACATAAATGTATCCCGCAGAGGTGCCGACATTCCAGGACGCAAGGAAGTGGTGCCATGTACTATCGGCAGTATATGCCGTCGATGTGGACGCATCCCAGCCAAAGGCAAAACCACTATTCTGCAAAATCATCCTGATCTTGTTCGCTGCTGTTTTTACTATTTGGACAGTCGTGGCGGCACCGGATATGATTGCTTGCTCGACCCCATCCCCGCCCTGAAATTGAAACCAGAAGGACAGGATCCCGACCCCATCCCCGCCCTGAAATTGAAACCAGAAGGACAGGATCCCAACTTTGGAGTCCGCTTCCCCAGTCAGAGCCGCGCCGCGCAAAAGGTAGTCTGCGCTCCCATCGAATCTGACGGCGTTCGCCGAGTAACCGCGTCTTGCCGCCATGATCTGGGTAAACATATCAATTAACATCCAAGAGGAAGGTTCCCAGCATCGACGATCCATCCGAATAGAACAACAGCAGATCCACGTCTGCCGCCCCGGTTGATAAGGTTGGAGCAGAATTCCCCTCCCAATCATAGGCCGAGCCATATGCCAAAGTTTGACTGCCCGTCCCATCTTGAACCACCCGTAGAACGTAACAACCCCCGGCAACCATTTGGGTCGGATTGTCGAGGGTTCTATTTCCCGCCAGGGTCACAACTGCACATTGATTGGCGTTCAAAGCCCATGATATATTTGCCCCATCCGCCAGTGTCGTCTCGTTGAAGTTCTGACGGGCTGTCCATTCCCTCGCGGTTGCCAAAATTCCAACCGTATCAGTAAAAGCTGTTGCGTGAGTTCCATCGTTATTGTGTTCGATAAGCGTGAGGCGATTGATAGTATCTGTCTTGGTCGGATGATTCGCGCCCACCGCCGCTTCTGTCGCCAACGCTCTCTGATCTGGCATTTCATTATCCCCTTAAAACTTTGTCTCGGTCAGATCCCAACTTCCTCGATCCGTCCAGCGTCACGGTCCCATCCAATAACCATTGGGTTGAAAGGAATATCCCTGTATCCCTTAATTGCCAAGTCACGGTCCCGTTGGCATATTCATATGTGCGAGCCTTTACCTGGCAAATCTGATTCGTCATCAAATCTCTTGAGTTTGTATCATAAGCAAAGTCCAAGGATAATGATACATAATCCCCGCGCTCGACTTCAAGCGATGTTTCCGCTTTCTGTATGACTTCAAAAAGTCTTGGACTACTCTTAAAAAGGGATGTAATGATTCCCTGCACCGTGCGGAGGGTTGTTCTATCTCTAATCCAGTTCATCTCGAACGGACCGTCTGTTCTGCCGAGCGCACCGTGTACTTCAACACTTTTCCCATTCTGTTTTGTGGTGCCGTCATCGAATCCACGAAATGCGTAAGTCGGATAATTGAAACGATAAAAGGCGGCTGGTTTGTTGATTATCTCCTCGCGTCTCCTTGGGCCGATGTAAGCATCCCCTCGTTGCCTTGCGACAATAAATCCCTGCGGCGCACCAGCAAATGGTAAAGAGGACGCATCAATGACCTCTTGTTCCAGCAGGAGATAAATCTTCCGATCCGTTCGCAGAAACTGCACTCCGAGAAAGTTCTTCAGAATCTGCTGTATCAGGCTCCCTGGTGATGTATTCTCAGAAATAATGCCAGCGGCTTTATATGATCCGTTAGCGGCTATCTCCCGAGCCGATTCCAGGCTTGCAGTATTGAAAACATCTCCCGCGACTGTTCCAAGGCTTGCTATATTGAGGATGAAATCCTCGATGATAGTGATCGGATTTTCGAGCAGGGTTGCGCCGTCTGCCTTTCCCTTTCCACGGGCCGTTACCGGGAGAACCGGATCGCTTGATCCGAATGCACAGGTCGCAATGCTTCCCTTTGATTCGAGATCGTTGTCTTCATCAAATGTATAATTAGATCCCGAGATGGCCGCTCCATTCCCATCATAGAGTGTGACGCTGTTACCATTGGCGACTGAAAGAACAATATGACCAGCGAAGGCGAAGATCATCGCTCCTGCGGTGTTGTCTACTTGCGGGAGTTCCCAATTCCCGACAGCACCCTCGGTAAGATCACCATATACAATCGGGAGAGCCGCCGCCTCGTTTCCTGGGTTTGCATACTGTCCCGCACGAGAAAGGATATGAGGCTCATTAAGTAGTACGGTGGCTGGGGAAACCATAAGATCAAACTTCTTCGCATTGTAAAGTTAAGCGATCTCGGCTCAATTCATACTCCATAACACGATATTCCCCAAACTCGAACTTATCAACCCAGTCTGTTGCACCTGATTGGATCATTGTCAATCTCAATACTGCGGAAAGAATGTTTTCCTCGGACTCGATCAGGGACAATCCCAGATCATCATTTGAAAGGGAAACCGTTATTCTGGCAGGGTCCGATCTCTCGAATCCAGATTGGACCGTATCATCAAGACTTCCTTCCTCAAGAGAACTGATCTCAATAAGTCGGCCAGCACGGTCATGGATAGCACCAACGCCGTCCCCAAGAATAATGCTCCCATCCAACTTCCAAGTCCCATCCAGAAACTTATCATCCCCAGCCAGGTCAGCAATCGTCGGAGGATATTCTGACGAATATACACGCGCACCATATCCGTTGATAAAATACACAATCAGAATTGGTCGCTCACCACGCGACATAGAGGCATCGAAGTTTAATGAAGTCTCCCTCATCAGAAGGAACTCAAGGGTCGCTCTTCCAGCATCACCCGCAAATCCGAATGCGATGAAGAACGGCGAAGGAAACTTAACGGTCCCACCCAGTTGACCAGATAAGTCTCCGCTGGCGTAGTAACCCCGTCTGGGGTGAAGAACATGGGCTTGCTCTTGGCTTCCGACCTACTCTTTATCGTTTCAAAAAGAGTGGTGAAGTTTGCCCTGTCAGCGGCTGGCAAAACACGATATGGAAGATCCCATGATCTAGACCTGTTCCTGAAAATTGGACGCGAGATACCAGCCGCAGTTCGTTCATCCTCCTCATCAACCTCTTGAGCCTCATCAAAGTCAAGGACGAAGTTTCTTGTTGGCTCGAAATATGTTCCAAGAAAGACTTCTCCAATCTTTACATATCCATCCGCGTTTGCATCATCGGCAAATCTTAGTTGCCAGTACCTGTACGCGCTCACCGAAATAAAACTTACCATCGTATCTGTGGCATGAGTAATATTGGTTGTGCTGGCTGGCGATCCCCATTCATCGGAAGAATTCCCAAGCAGTTGAATTGCAGTTGCCGTGGATGTAATGTTATGCCCGTGAATAATAATAATGGTCGGGGTCTGCGCGGTTGCCAAATCTATTGTCACCGTTTCCGGTAATGATATTGGAACAAATCTCTCTGCAATCGGATCGGTTGAAGGATCGGATGCCGATTTCAATCTGACATAATACTTAGTGGAATCAATGCTGGCGTGTCCTTGCTTTGCCCAGGTAGACGGAATAGTAAAAGTGATCTCCCCATCCTGCGCCATCGAATTCCCGCCCGAATCTGTTCCATCCGTCACACCGGAAGCCGCCGTCCACGCGCTCCCGTTATAGAATTGAACGGTCAAGGCTCCAGCCCCAGCCGCCGCTGTTGAAACATCAACCGTTATTCTGTCGAATGGCACCACGCATCCGACATATAGATAATCCCCCCCAGATATATCAACCCAGAATGCACCAGTCGTGGAAGAGGAATCTGAAAAGGCTTCCGTGGTTTTGTCAGTAAAGGATGTTGCGGAGTGATCATAAACTTCGACATTGACATCCGTCAGTAAAGGTCTGGATGATAATGTCTCACTTCTCCACGGGGTGTCTGGATCAAGATCAATGATCTGTCTTGGCGCAAAGAATCGTGTGGCCTTGAACGTCCAGCTATCTTCGACGGCGAAGTCAGTTCCAGTCCCGGCTGCAAATTGGATCTGGACGGCGTATTCAAGAACGGTAGCGGTTGTGGCCGTTGTTACTGTTTCCGCCTCCCAACCCGATGATGCCGAAGAACGCCACTTGAATGTAGCCGCCCCAACATCCCCAGCACCGTCAATCTCGATTGTGTACAGGAGGTTATCGGTTCCAGAATAAGCTCCGCTCGGAGTCATCGTTCCTGAGCCAGTGCCAGATTTAATCGAAGAACCAACAGTCCCCGCCCATATCGTGGAGGCAGTTAATGTTGAGGATGTGGTGATCATGTTATCGAAACTATATCTTCCAGTCCCCATCGATCTTGCCCTTATGCGCTATGACGGCTCCGTTGATTCTTTTCTATCAATGACTCAAGCTGTCTTGCCAACTTCCGCTTCTCCAGTGTAGATACACCATGCGATCCCATATTTAATGTGTCTATATTTACCGTGACACCGCCAGAGCGTTGCCCTCTTCTACCAGTCGGCTCGATGTTTACTCTTTCGGATTGTCCAAACTCGGATGTGATGAATGCCGTTGGACGATTGGTGATTCCAGAGAAGCCGTGCGCGGCAAATAGGATCGGGTCAGGGAGATCATCCGCTGTTATATCAGGTGCTCCTCTTCCCTTCGCCTCATCCATACGAGCATTAAAAAGATCAAGCATGTAGTCTCGTCGAACAATACCACCCTCAAGCCCTATCAGATCGTTCCGATAAGACATGGCTTGCCCAATCTCGGTAGAGAAACTGGTCCCAATGTCCTGTCCCGACCCTTGATAGCCTTGCTCTCCATAAATCTTCCTTTCCCACAGTTCCATGATAGGGCCACCAACACGCGCGTGCCTCTGCGCGTCCGGTGCTTGCGGATCACCGGGTGGGCCCATCAGGAACGATTCTATGAGCATCTTCGCCCCCAGGATAACCCCAACCGCCGGTATCGCCAGCCCTGCCCCCGCTACTGCGGTGCCGGTGAATGCCGCCCCCGTCGCATACCCCGGCGCGGCCATCGCCGCCACCCCCGGCGCGGCCGCCCCGAAAGAGGACGCCCCCATTCCAAATGCCGTCGAGCCAGCTATCCCAACGCTCCCTTGGAATGCCGCAGGTGTCATGGAAGAGTACGCACCCCCCGCGCCATACACACCCGGTCCAGCCCCTATCACGTTCCCGCCGCCGCCGCCCCGCCGAAAACGTATTTAAGACCCTTATTAATCGCTTGATTGATAGCTATATCGACCACCTTTTCTCCCACGGCTTGTCCCGTGCCGCCGGTGCCGGTGCCGCTCCCGGTCGGGCCAAGAGTAATTCCAAAGTAACCAGCAATTTTTGACGCGGCCCATTGCGCTACCATCTGTGCGATCATATTTGTCCAGGTTTGCAGAATGCTTTTGGCCATGCCTACGAAAGCATCGCCGATACCCTTAAAATTCCCTGTTAGAAAGTTGAAGAATCCTTCCTGAATGAATGTCGTCATAAAGCCGAAAGTTCTAACCGTTGAATCTACTGCAAGCTCACCAAAACTCTTCATATTCAAATATGATTCATTCGCTCCGATCTTTATGGCTGACCATAAAGTTGAGAAGCTGGTTTTCTGACCACTGATAGAGATGCGTTGATCGGCGAGTATTTCCCGCGCAGTTTTCTTGACAACCTTTCCCGTTTTCTTAAATTCATTTGCAAAATCATGTGACCCCTCGGTCAGGAATTCCAGACTTTTAATGACAGGCCAGTGCATTGAGGGGATGGCACTGAATTCCCGATTGTATGAGATCACCGCCTTCGTCCCATCTGCGAATTCTTTCGTCGATGCGGAAAATTCATTAACGAAGAAACTCATCTCCTTTGTCGTCTTATCTGTCTCCTTCCCTGTCTTCTTCACCTCATCTCTCATGGTCTTCCAAACTTTGGGAAATGCGGTCCCCAGTATTACCATCTGCGCATGCAGTTCCATATGTTTCAATTTCATTTGCTTGAGTTGATTATTAATCCCTGCGGCAGTGTGCTTTGCCCAGGCCCCCCCCGATTTGTTAGCCGCATCCAATTTCTTTGTTTGTTGGTCTATGGCCTCTTTGCTTCTATCCCACAGCCCAATAAGTTCTTCGTTGGTTTTCGCTTCCGCAATAGACTGAACAACTCTTGCGCGTTGAGTCTGAAACAGAACCCGCCAGCTTTTCAAGAGAACACCGCTGACCGTCACAAGTTTTCCCATTATAGTAAAAGTCGCTTCGAGGGCCGTCCCAAGGGCTTCAAAGAATGGAGCAATATTTAGATTGATAAGGTCTCGGTTATTGGTCAGCCAATCCCCCATCGACTTGATGACGGGTTTAAGGGCTCCAGCAACGATAGCCAATCCACGGGTAACAAATTCTCCAAGTTGTTCTTTCAGATCCCCGATAGAGTTGCCCATCTGTTTCAGCTGCCCTGAATATGTCTGGGCCGCCATCGCCGCAGATCCGCCAAACATTTTCTCAACTGCCGTCAGAGCCGCCGCGAACTTTAGGGATTTCGGAATGTTCTTATCAAGGATGATTCCGTATCTTGATAAGGTTCCAAATTCCCCCTTGAAAGCCTTGCCAAGCAGATCAACGGCCATCCTCATGTCCTTGCCCTGTGCCTGTGCCATATCGAGGGATGCTCTTGTGACCCGCTTCAGTTGCTCGCCCTGCATCCCGAAACTTATCAAAAGGGCTTGATTCCGAAGAATCGTTTCATCCCCAAACAGTGTCACCTGTTGAAGAGAGGAGGCATAATTTTGTAAATCCCTAGACGTTTCCTTGGAGAAGATACCCTGGGTGCGCAGTGCGGTGTTCAAAGCATTGACAGCCTTTTCCTGAACCGCAAACGCCGAAACAAAAGATTTCATTGCTCCGAGAACGGCACGTCCCCCTAGAAACAATAAGGCACCGCCCACCAGGGTTTTCATGGAGGTCATCGCTTTGGTAAAACGCTTCGTGCTGGACTCGGCCTTGCTCATGCTGGCCTTTGCTTTGGTTGCAAAGGTCTGGTGGGATGATGATGCCTTCTTCATCGAGGAATCGACCGTGGTCGCAAACTTCTTGACTACGGGTGATCCCTTATCGGTAACTGCAAGTTCGATGAATATACTGCTCTTCGGCATGACCTCATCTCTTATTTGGAGGCATTTTCTGGCCGCATCAGATCATCGTAGACCAATATACGTTGGAAAAGTTTCCGAACCTCCAGCCTTGTCATCCTGAGATTAAGAGCCTCCCATGCAATCTCCTGCGCCATTGGAGAATCTTTGATAAGCGGATGCAAGATCACGGAGTATATCTCCCACGCCAAACTTTCTCCATCATCGATAAAATCGATCCAGGGACAAGACGCGCAGGGCAGTTGAAGTTCATATGGATTGCCTTCATCTTCCTGGGCAAGTTGTTCCTCTTCCTCTAGCCTCCGACAGTCTCCACAACTAAGGCCGGGCGTGCTTCCCTTAATCTCGCCGTACCTGCGGGCTGACTGACGGACTTTCCCAGCAGTTCTTCCTCCCGATCAAAAATCGCCGCAAACAACTTGTCCTGCACTACGGGTCGGAGAGAGGCAATCAGATCGGTCGAAAAGGGGATTTCCTTGTCATGCTCATCTCTTACCCCGCGCCACCCACTGATCCCCTTTTCCAGGGCTTCATGCCGATAGGGTTCAAAGTTCAAATCCTCCTGTCGGCCCGTTCTGCCCTGGATAATCCGAGTATGCTTTTTTCCCAGTTTGGCTTGTTCATCCACATCCAGGCGACGAACTTGAATGACCACACCATCCTCTGGAAAGGAGACATCGAAGACCTCATTTGGATCGATGAAGATCCCTGCCATGATCTACCTCCAATCGCCCGAAATAGTTACAGGGGCGCGTTCTAAGGCGTGTTTAACCAGGAACGGATCAATCCTATGCGTTCGAGATAAACTTCGCTTAAAACGCGCCTAGAAGACATCAAGCGAATTCATCTGCGGTGTGCTTGTTGTGGACGAAGATGCGGAATGGCTTGGTCCCCATATCCCCGGAAGGAGCAGACTGTGCCTCCTCGCATCGCCCTGCGAATGTTTGCGTGAGTTTGCTCCCCGCCGACACATTAGATTCGCCAGCCGTCAGAATCAGTTGTGGAATCGGAATGTCGATCTGATAATATTGCGAAGCAGCCCCCGCAAGCGTTCCGCTGGTGAAAATCAAGTCCGCCTTGTTCGCCGTCCTTGAAACTATCTCCGCGAAACGGGTTCCCACCGTATATTCGGGAATCGCAATATCGAGCGTAACAACTGGCATCCCGTCCTCGATTGGCTCGATGATAGCCTTGGTCCCTGCGGTGTGATCCGTAGAGTGCGGACGCGCCACCGTAAGAGTGAAACTCGAAATTGAGATGGCATCCCCACCCGCAAGTGCCGAGCCAGATGCAACATTCATCCGAAAGATAAGGTGCTGCATAAGCACCCGAGTAGCCTTGGAGCGATATGTCACATTGGCCATCGTGGAATTGTTATTCACACCGCTGCTCGTATTTCTCGAAAGCGAATCACACCGCAGGGTGATCTCGTAGGTCACGGGTTGTCCAGCCTCACCCGAGATCGAAAACCCAATGACCTTTCCAGATGGATAATCCCAAACTTCCGGCCCCTTATCAAAAGCCACACTTGCGTAAATACCCGAGAGGGAATTTGCAAGCTGGAAGGTGTGGAGTCTGGCAGAGGTATCAACTGTTGCGGGCGCACCAGCCGTCCCCATGCCAGCGGCAATCAATCTCCAGACAGCGGAATCATATCGAAGGAATCCAGATAGGGTTCCTTCAATATCAATATCCCCTGGCTCACTCGTTTGCTGCCATCCAATTCCGGCTTCTTCAGCGACCAGATCCGCAGGCGCGCCCGCGCCCATGCCCTCCCCAGTGATAAGAAACCCATCCAACGCACCAGATTCGATTGCCGTTCCCCAAGCCGCACCCTTGCTCACTGCCGCAATGACTTCTCTGCCCGCGCTCATTCGTCAACTCCTTTATCCTTATCTTTCTTCACAGAACGCAAAGGAGCGAAGCAGGAGAGACCCGCCAGTTCGTCTCTTACTTCCATTTCCTGCCCCGGCACCAACTCACCCAACTCTGGATGATATTGAACTTCGTCCACATCATTATTTACTTTTACACGTTTCATCAATGCACCCCTTAGAAAGTCACGTCCTCTCTTATTTCTACCGTGATTTCACCGTAATGACATAAGGCTCCTCTGAACCGAGTATGTCCATCATTGACAACCTGTGGCGGTGCAGAACTTTCAGCACTCGTTGTCAAGGTTGCGTCCGCTCTCAAATCATCACAGATTGCTTCCATCAAATCCGAGAATGTCTTCTCCGTGGCATCCGAATCATCAACAGAAAAGAACATGATCAATCGGACCTGATGTCTCCTGTAATGCTGATCGGATGCTTCAAAGTCCTCCAGTGATTCATCCCGTGTGATATAACAAACGTTGTATCTTCCAGACGAGACAAACAAGGTTGCATCATCGCCCGATTCAACTGACCATCGTTGATAATCATGCACGATCCCGATTCCGCTCACCGCCTCGATAAGCGTCTTTAACTTCGTTCTTATGTTTGCCCATGACATTTTGACTTGTTCCCGCCATTGAAAATCCGATCTGTCAATCTCCTCACATTCATTTCCAAGGTACCGATCTTCAAATCTTGGCGCACATCAGATGGGAGACTTCCACTTCCCCACTTCCCGGCGGGCCAAAGTTCAACGAATTTGGAATTCTTCGCCACATCTTTTGCAATCATTTGAATCTGAAAGTCATTATGCTGGACCGTTGCGCTCAATGTTGCCAGCCACCAAACAGCGGCGGCAGCTTGAAGCGCAAGTCCAGCGGCCAGGGTGATGACAAACTTCGAATCCATCGAAGAGTCCTATCTTGAAAGTTCCTTGGTCATCAGTTGGATGCGTCTCAGGAGATGCGACCGCGAGAATCTTTCGATTGTATCAACGGATTTGCTAAACATTCCCTTGGCAGGAATTCCCTTCTTCCCAATTGATCTTGCGATAATGAAAGAAACAGATTTGACTTGATTTCTTGGCACTCTCAAAATACGCCTCACCCACGGCTCAAGTGCCTCAGATGGTGGAGGTCGTCGTCCCGGTCTTCGCCCCTCTTCAACAACCTTCCCATAAATAAGAGAAGTCCCCCACCTGGAACGAAGTCCAGCCGCTGTTTTCCTCCATTCGCCAGCGATGTCCGCAACAAGGGCGCGGGTATGTCCCTTTGGAGTTTTCTGTTTGATCACTTTCTCACCATAAGCCGCGATCTCGGACATCCCCGCTTCCAGATGTCGTTTGATAACAGATTCTGGGCGAGAGAAAATCCGACCAGTTTTCTTGATTTCAAATGACATGATTTAACGTCTTCGCTGTTCGTGGAACAGCCACCCACCCTGATGCGGTGCTTGCATGTCAAGATCGCCAACAAATCCAGCGGCAGGGACATCGTTCTCATCATCACTGATTCCCATGTGCCGCATCCATGCCGAATGATACGCTTCCGAAACTCTCAAAGCCTCGGATGCCCTGGTGACATAATCAGTAGCATCCGCATCGAGTGACGAATCCTTCAGGGATGAATATCTGGCAGCGATGACTTGCATGGCAAGAGACGATGCCAAGTTTGCGATGGCTTCATCATCAGCAGTTGCAACGGTTGAACTCTCGCTTCCGGCTATGCTTATTACATGGCGGGCCGTATAAAATACCCTGAACGTTTCAGCACTGGTTGGAGTTGCCGTAAGGAAACGGATATTGTCTCGCTGAGTTCCAGAAACCACCTTTGTGATTATCGTCCAGTCGTCCACATCAATGACAGTTTCTGTTGCAGAAGCATCATCAACGGGATAAATGATTTTGTTGATAATGGAGAAGTTCTTTTCCCAACTTGCCAGCAGATTTGTCCCCGCCGTTCCTGCTATCTGATAATCGAATCCGCTCGTTCCCGCCTCATCTTCCACCAATACTTGTGGACGATATATAGAGTATCGATTCACGGCATCATCGATCAGGGCGTATATATCTGCCGCCGTCGAAAGGATGCCGTCCTCATCTTGAATCTTTCGATCCACCAACGCTTTCATCGCTGACATTCCAGCGACCATAATTTTTATCCCCCGATTAGTCTCTCAGCTATACCATGCAACATAGACAGGGGAAGTGCCAGTAACATCGGCATATAGCCCTGTGGCAAAACTTATCCCGCCAGGGATGGATATATAATTGAAACTGTTTATGGCAACTTCCAACTCCATCAACTTTACCCCCGATGCACTTGTCCCATCGTATAGGGCAATCGTTGCAATATCTCCTGCGGCATTAAGTTGCACACCATAAAGAATCCCGCTGGTCGCTTTCAGAGCCGCGTCAGCCGTTTGATTCCCGCTTGATTCCGCAATGGGCATTTCGTTCTTCCTTATGATATAGGAATTGGCCGATCCCGTATTGTTATCATCCTAGACGAAGATCGTTCAGCCCTGATCGCTCTTCATGATCGAATACAGGACCGACCTCTTCCATTTGTCACTACGGTTGCGAAGCAAGCCCCTAAATTGAAAAGGTCGGTCCCGCGTAGACGATTCAAACTAGCTCACCCGCCATATCCGCGCCGCCGATAACACGGGACCGACCACGTTGTCTACTGCCGCACCGCCCACACGGTTGCGAAGCAAGCCGTCAAGGTCGGAGATGATCCGCCCGTTGTATCAACGTCCAGATCAAGAACATCACCCGAACTCAGATTCAGGCTTGCGGACGTGGTGCTCAAAGTCCCAGCCGCTGGTGCCGCCAGTGACGAAGAATTGACCACCGCAATCTTTGACGCTAACAAATCCGTCGAGCCATTCATCACCGTCACATCCACATCCGTGAATGGTGTGGAACCAGCCGCCGCCTGCGCCCCAGCTGTAACCGCAATCACTCTGCAATCAAATGGGACGGCTTCTCGTACAACATTTGCTTCATCAGCGGCGATATTAGCTCCGCTCTGCAAGCGGAAGGCCACCATGTCACCAACTCCTGATGCTAAAGCCATTTCTCACGCTCCCTTGCTTTTTTGAAATCCAGCATAATCTCGTCAAGACCCTAGACGATAACTATGCCACCACACCCTTCCACATTCCACGGTAATCAATAACATCGCCACCGTAGATATGGCGGATCTTGTAAGTTACCTTGTCGGCATCGAACATCGATCCCGCCGTTGGCATATCCTGCACGAACAGTTCCGGCTCCTCACGCCCTTCAAGGAATCCGATCTCTATCGTCGGGCAATTGGCCGGTTCGCAAACAACTGCCCAGTCATTTGCATCCGTCCAGTAATCGATGACAAGAACATCCATCGCTTGATGCAAGTTCACGGTCGTCGCGTTCTCATTCGTGGCTCCAGGATAGAAGCTAGAGGTAACCAAACGATAAGCGAGATGCTCAAGCTCATTTGGCACGATCAGAAGCTTCGGAATCAACCCAAGAATATCAGAGGTGTCCCCGTAAGCCGCCTGGGTCCGCATCTGTTGCCGAGCCGTATCCAACGTGGCAGAACTCAGAGCCGTGGTCCCAGTGTTCCCATGCGAGGAATGAAACACCGCAACCGAGTCAGCGTCGAATGTTGGATTCGTCCTGATGAAATCAAACACAAACTCATAAAGCGTCCGCGCCGCCGCTTTTCCCAGCTTCGCAGGGATTCGACGAATGGCTCCGATGTCATCGTTGGCAATCATCTCAATCGTGAGGTCGTCGGTGCCACCGCGTTTCGTGGCGGCATACGAAACTTCTTCATCAGTCAGGTTGGCAATGTTCTGGTAGGTGCCAGCCTGAGCAACGGTGGAAAGCGTACCGTATCCCCCGAGGCGTTGCCGGGTCTGCGTTCTAAAATCCGAGACCGGAACAACGTCCGAAACGATCCTTCTCCATGACTGAAGATCCGGCGCGGCATATTCCGCAACCATCCTTCGGGTGACGGAATCGCCAAGGATCTGCGCCCAATCCGCCGTGCCAAGCGATTCCCGCAACCGCGCCAGATGCGCTTCGCGCAGACGCGGACTGTCCGCGATCCTTTCACCCATGTGCGAAGGATAAGACTCGCGAAGGAGCGAATAGACATTGATCTCGCCAGTCACCCCCGTGGCCGCTCGGTATGCCTCCTTGAGAGATTTAAACTTCGGGACGTTGCCGATGTTCTTCCCGGCAAAGAACCCGTCAAGACCATGCCCTAGTTTCTCTTCTTCATTCTCTCCCATGCTGACATACTCATTCCCAAGCTCTTTCACCTGTCCACTCTCCGTGATGGAAGCCCAGAGTTTCCTGCTCTCTTGGATCGAATTAGTTAGATCAGACAAGCTGACAATCCGATCCCTGTATCGTTCACGAACCGAATCCGCAAGGGGCTTCGGAAGTCCGCTCTCCGTCAGCTTCTGTTCCATTACCATTTGCGAGGTTGCCAGAGCCAAGTCTGATGGTACATCTCCAGAACCAGAAGCCCCGGCATTTTTACGTTGCATGGGTTTCTTGCTCTCCGAGACACCCGCATCAACAAGTTGTAGTTCTTCAGCAGACTCATTCTCTCCTTGAGAAGAGACTGGTGTTTCAACCTCTTCCTGATTGTCCTCTTTCTCGGATGCGTCTGCATTGTGAAGAGCCAAGGCAGTTTCCATCTCTTCCTTTAGTTCCGCCGAAATGTCTTCCGACTTCTCTCCAAAAGCAACTAAGGCACGAGCGATCTGATCCTTCGTGGCCTCAATGTCTTTCAGAAACTTTGCTTCTGCTGGATTTAATTTCTCCAGGATCTCCAACATATTCATCGATTCTTTTCCTTTCTCATTCATGGATTGCGCGGTTGATAAGTCGCGCCCATCCCCCGAGGCAACCAACCTCAGAGCAATACCACCAGCCGCCGCCGTTGTAACTACATCCACACTAACGACTTCAGCCAATCGCGTGATGGTAAGACCGCCGTCCTGATTGGCCGTGCCATCCGCCAAAGCGTCAATGGAAAACTGAAGGAAATTCTTATTCCCAAGTTCCCACGCCTCTTTCACCTTCATCCTCAAGTCGAGGTCCACAAGGTAGAAATTAGCAACAACGCCATTCAGAGTTTCATCATATCGTGCCTGTTGATACCAACCGATATAATCATCTATGTTTCGTTCTGGTCGTTCTCTCTCCTCTGATTGTGTGATATGGTTTTTGAAAGCCTTCACACCTTCAAACATTCTTACAGATTCACGAAGAGCATCAGCGGTCCAATCATGGTTGTTTGCAGATACTCCTGACCGAATTAAAACAACCTCCCATACTCGTCCAGATTTAAAGGCATCTTCATCATCAACGCCTTCCACGCCAATGACAGCCGGGGAGAGAATGTCACCAACGACCTCGCTCAAGCGTTGATCATGTAACAGAAGGTTTTTTATGCTCGACATAATAGTAGTCCTCTGAGGGTCTATCTATACCACGACTTTCCTTTTATCAATATCGTGTCCTCGAAGAACTGAGACCACAACTGTCGCTTGCCCATCGGCATCTATATCCACAACGGTGCAAATTGGTTTTCCATATTCACCATCCACACCATCTGGATTGAGATTGAGAGACTTCAAGGCTTTCATCTCATGCTCGCCTGGAACAAACCCATCAGGACCACGACCAGATAGATCCCGCAGTTGCTTCACCTCATCTTCTAATTCTTTGATCCTGTTTGTCTTCTTGTTTGGAACAGACTTCTCTTGGGTGACATCATCTTTTGCAGATTCGATCTTGGAATACTTCTTCCTCATTGCCATCTTGATCTATCCTCCATCCTAAGCCGCATCGGCCCATTCCGTTTTGATGGTAGTCGAAAACCCACCACAATTAACAACCTCCCCCACTGGCAGAGCCGATGAATCGTGCGGATATTCTGGTTTGTAAACGACTCCATCGGCACCAATCAAGGTAAATCTTTCCCCCAACGGAACACTACTCCCGTTCAGAGCCGTATGACCGGGACGCTCAAAGCACCCATCCCAAAGTACCAGCATCTTTTCCACCCCGGCATCTTCCCACTGTTTTCTTCTAATCTTTGAAGCAAACTCTTGAACGCTTCGGGTCTCGGTTCTTACAATGCGCCGCGCCCGTTCTGTGACACCACCGAATCTCTTCATCGGCCCAGTGGCTTGTGTTGCAAACATACTGCGCAGGGTCTTCATCGCATCGTGTGGTGAGATCGCGCCGATAAAGACCTGGGAAAGTTCAACGGATATTTGCTGGCGCATCGTAGCAGTTACACCGGACACCAATGCCGAGTTGCCCGCTCTGAGTATCTCCAAGCGAGTCTGAGACATTAGAGGCAACTCCACACCATATTGTGCGGCTTTGAATCCCTTGTCCAATGCCGCCGCCCCAAATTCATACGCCTCACCCTGCGCTTTGCTAAGGACTGAAGCATATCGACTCTCGAATGCCGCAACACTCTCATCCAGAGAATCTAACACCTGTTTGAGATTAAATGCCTCGAAGTCCGTGACCGCCACTCTCGCCACAACTCTCTGTCGCATCTCCGCAATTAGCTTGAGAGTCTGCCGCTGGGCATTCCTGCTCTGAACAAATGCTTGATTTGCGACCCTATCCCGAGCCGCATTATATCGCGCCGTTCTCTGTGCATTGGTGAGATTCTTTTCACGAATGGAAAATCCCTTTTCCTTCTTGGAAGATTCTGGCAAGGGCATCAAGAATCCCCATTTCTATTTACCAGATCCATTCCAAGCTCTGCTTCTACGTCATCGCCCATAGTCTCACGATCCCCTGGGGTTTCCGCCTCTTCCCTCGGACCATCATCAATCACTGGATCTATCTCTACTCCGAAATTGGCCCATGCAACCGCCACGGCTTTCCTGGCATCCTCAAGCGACATCAACTCACCTTCAACATTATTCAGCGCATTGATCGCGGCAAGTGTCAATTTGAGAATCGCATCTGAGATTTTCGACATATCCCGCGCCACTGGCTCTGGCATGACAACATCGAAAGAATGCAGGACTTTATTCACCTCAACCGGATCGGAATTAGTCAGGGCTCCATCTATCCTGCCCCGCATCTCTGGATTATGAATCCACCATTGATCCATCACGTATTTCATCTCATGCCTGATCATATATTCCACGAACCTCTGACGGGATGCCACACGTTTCAAAACTGCTTCGCCGATTGATTGCCCTCCAGATGAGGATGGGACTTTATCCGAACCTGAGAACAATTCCTCCGACCATCCCGCCCCACCAAGAACATGGGACCGATACATCTTTGCAGCCGCCGCATTATCAGATGCCTGAATGTTGGGTGAAACTGACGTTAAGGTCTCACCTGGATTGTGAGCATAGACTTGTCCAGGCTTCAAGTTCTTCAATAAATCAGACCGTTCCTGCAAAACCTTTTTATTCGCTCCCTTGATCTCAAGATCGAAAATGAACCTTTTCATCAAGACAGTTCGTTCCATGTCATCGAACATGAATTGATCATAAGCGTTCAGAAAGTCCGACATGGCAAGCAAGTCAGGATAACCATGACCCTGTGAGACAGTCCTGTTTACCATAAAAAGAAATGTCTCTCCGATCAACCGGCCATAAGAAGACGAGACAGGGTTCTCGTCTTCCTTGACAATAGATAGGGAGTGATCGGTCCTGTTCTTCCCACGTTTTATAACTGAGATTGGAATTCGAGCGTTCTCAGGATCGTATTCAATTCTTTTGACAAGGCCAGGATCGAGAACACCAAACCGGACATGACCATTTGCCTCATTAACAAAAGTCGGCATAATCAGTTCGCCAAACAAACCCAGATCGCGGACAAATTCATGCTGGCTAATGTTCCAGTTATTTATATGATCTTCCCAATGAGCATTAAGAACATCTTGCAATTCTGGATTGTCATGCCTGACCTTGATCCCGCTTCCCACCACCCAATCCTTCAAGTCCTCCGTGAGACGATGAGCCAATGGGTTGGACATATACATATACAAGGCGATGTTCACCGCCTTCTCACGCTTGAGCGGTTGCAGATCCCGTGGCTTTGCATCTCCCAATCGTCGATAAAGATGTTCATCGTCGTCAATCAGACCAGTCGAAACATCCACCCCCTCCCTTAGTCTAAATCCGTTCATGGCTCGTTGAAGACGCTCAAAGATTCTCATCGGAATACATCTCCCATTCTGTCTCTACTGCTTCCAAATAGGGACCGCTTGGTATCACTGATTGATGTCGTCTCCGCATCGGTAAGTGCCACACTTCCCGGCCCTCCGATTTTAGCATACCACCAAGCCAGACCTAGACTGTGGGCGTAGTCAGGGCTTCTAACTAAATCGCCCAATGCCTTGCGCTTTCCGGCAGACTCATCTGGATCTATGATTCTGATGCCTCTTGGCGTGACCTCGTATAACATCATGGACAACTGACCCACCATTATATCAATCTCGGATTCAAGGGTTTCATCCTCGGTATCAAAACCAATCTGTCCCTTTTCAAATGCCCTTCTCAAACTCCAGAACAGTTCCGCCTTCAGATTGATATAAACCTTTTCATCAGTTTCCGATGATGCCGAACCAAACAAGACTGGCTCAACCATGAGTCCCGCATCCTGAAGGATATCCGTGACACCCCCGCCCACACCAGTATCATCCACAGCAATACCATCGCATCGATAAGTATCCGAGATCAACTGGGCTTCTGTCGCCACTTCGGTGACACTCGTGCGATCTCGCGCCTGGATGCAAGTGATCTGAGAAAAGAATTCTGGTGGAGAATCCTTGTCACCGCAAAGGATTTCATGGATCTGAAGTACGGTGAACACTGTGCGATCCTGACCGTACCTTGCCACATCCACACCCAGAGCGGTCATCAGTGGTGAATCCACGATCCGCAAACCATCCAATGATTCAGCATCCCCGACCAGTTTCCCCTGCGCCTGTGTAAGCCACGTCAGCGGAATCAATGTATCATCACGGCTTGATGGAAATCTGCCGAGGACACGCGCCACATACCAGGGAGAACGCTTTCCATATCTGGCCTGTCTTTCAGCCGCCCACTTTGGCGTGACGAGCATGGGAAAGGGCATGGACTTATCACCGACTTTCTTTTTCCATGACCCTGATTCGATATCATCCGGCCCTACCTTGAAATGCCTGAAGTTTGGGGTATCGAAAGCGGAGATATTTATTTTATGCGCCGAATGATTCTTGACGAAACTCTTGGCAAATCGTCCCATCGGATTGGTTGGGTTTCCTATGAGAAGAAGCCTGGAATACTCAGACGATAAGACACCATCTATTGCCTCGAAGATTGGATTTGAAACACCAGAAGATTCATCGACTACAACCAACACCCAACCCGAAGAAGAATGAAAGCCCTGAAACTTATCAGGATCATGATCCGATGCGGTAAATCCCCAGGCGAACCAGTCAGTATCCACCTTTATTTCCTGTTGGATAACCCGTCCACCCAGCGGGAATCTGGCTTGCTGATGCAAACGTCTGATCTCTTTCCAGAGTATTCCCTTTACCTGTCTATTGCCTGGAGCGGTCGTTATTACAATAGAGTGTCTATGAGTGAAGAGGAACCACAAGACAGATACAGCCGCTGTCCACGATTTGCCTGCCCCATGACAGGAAGCCACAACTGTTTCATCGTGATCTCGGATTGATTCCAAGATCATCCGTTGCTTTTCCCACATCTGGCAACCGAGAACCACGCGCACAAACCAACATGGATCACGTTGCGCCTTCGTCACGACTTCGATGATCCGATTGTGTTCTAAATCTTTAAGATTTGTCTTCGACATCCAGACCCAATTCCTTCCAAAGTTTTTCGACCTCAAAATCCACCAGTTTCTGTTCTCTCTCTTTTAATTTCTGCCGGACATTATTTTCCTCAAGACCCAAATGTTCACAACAGTCTGAGAAAGTAAACCGTCTTGATCCATCACGGATTGACATTCCGAAAATCCATGTCTCGGCTTCTGCCTGATCTCTCTTGCGTAGCTTCAGTGTATAATCATCCATCGGCTTTCGGAAATCCTGACGGTAATCCTTAACCGCCTCCAGCATCACAGCCGAGACAAGACTCCGACAAGCATCATCTCTTCCTCCCGATCCATTAACTTTTATCATCTTCTGCTGATCCAACCAACTGGGAAAATGTCAGATTCAAGGACTTCCCCTCTGGGCCGCTGATCTCATGGGCCGTCCGATCACGGAATTCGGGACGCTTTGCTTTCAAAACGAACATCAATAAATTATCGGAATATTTTGTCACCTCGTCGATCTTCTTCCCCTTGAAGTATTGCCCTTCTGGAACACCTTCGACTCCACGCCGACGAGCTTCAATCTCCATCTCATCCCAGCACTCTTCGAGCGCGGTGTCCCATTCCTCTGAAAACTCCTCATGTTTGGCTTTCATCTGATAGGCGTTCTGACGGTGCAAATTTGATTCCCTGGCGGCTCTTGCAACGCACCCATGAGTCCTCAATCCTGAGATGAACTTTGCTCGTTTCCGTGATGGGAGACTTGCGACACTTGCAACCCCTTTTTTCATCGGCGGAAGCTCCCTCTCTTTTTTATTAGTGACATGAAATGAAACGTCATTGATCTTCTCTCCCTTATCCCATATATTTATACGACATCCGATCTACAATCTCAAATAAAGGAATGACAGATCATGTGGCGATTAGAATCTGATGAGGTTGACATTAATGAACAAAGTCATCTGGTTGCAAGAATGACCATCAATTCTGAAGCCTTGGATAACTGCGACATTCCGCATCATTTTTGGGAGGTCGTTTCACCGGAAGAAGACGTGGATCTATCTCAGGAAGTCATGCGATGCAACAAATGCGGTGGACTCCTTCCTGCGGCTCTCGCGCTCTGGTACCTAAATGGTGTCAATCACGGGGATAAGATGAAATTTGGCAATCGAGTCCGGTGGAAGTCAATGTTCTCCGCGCACCTGGACAACTTGAAACAACTCTAGGGGGGGGATTGTACTCGGCAAGGGATAAAGTGCCTCAGAAACGTTTATATCGCTCACAGAGGCACTTCCCTGATCAGGAGTCCTTCCTCGCCTCAAGATACCCTTCGACTATCCGTCTCAACAATTCCGAGATCGTCAAATTTTCAGATTCGGCATGAGAATCGAGTATGCTCCGCTGAACACCAGTTAAGTACACAATTCCAGTGGCGCAGAGAAGTGCGCCACCAGAGCCATTTCTCCTCGGTCTCCCAGCCCCTTCTCGTTTTCCACCAGCTTTCTTCAATGCGGTTTTCAACTTCAAGCCTCCAAAAAAGGGATTATCATCCATTCATGGCCGTGCTTTTTTTCAGCTTGCGTAAATTCTGAAGGTATATCCTCCCCTGTTCTATATTTTCATGGCGCATCTTTGAATCCTGCTCCGTGGTCTCTGGTCCAGAATACTGCGGAAGGAGATTCTGTGGCTCCCTGTTGGCTCGCCACAAGGCAAGGATCTCCGCTATCGTCGGGAAATGCTTCTCCCGCACAATCCACTCGTGCAGGACCAAGCGCAGTTCTGGGCCCGGCACACGCGAGAGCTTATCCATATATATCGCAACGCTTTCCGGTGGAAAAAGGAATCTCGGAAAAGCGGCTGTCAAGATCAGGAGCGGGTTGTCTAGGTCTGCCCTTAGAGCCTCGTCCCCTGCCCTATCCTGATCGACGGAAATTGGGGTAACTTTTACCACTTACCACCATCCTCGTGTTGGCTTGTTTGGTATGTGCAAGGACGTTCCGGCTTCCCTGCCCAAGACCCAGCCCCTCCATACCCTCCATGCGTACCTCATCTTCCCACCGCTCTCCACGCAACCATGTGGATGGATGGGGCGTGTAACGCACCTCGGTGAATTCTCCAGCTTCAAGCTGTTCTCGAACGGCTCTCATAATCACTTCCGGCTCTACCTGCTCGATGGCTATCTCCCACATTTTGAAGGCCACCTTCTTCCCAACCCGCCGAGGATAGAGTTTCCAGAAATTCTGAAATGCTAGAGGATATTTCATTCTCTTTCCTCCTCATCTGCATCTTCCAGATGCGTCAAAAGGGCTGTCAACTCCATTATGTGTTTTTCAAGTTCCACCGCGCTCGACTCCCCGTTGGACATCTCCTTCAACCGCACAAGCCGCTCCAGCACCTTCTCAACTCTCGCTCTCTCCATCCCACGTTCCCTCCCGTCCCGGCTAATGATGAGTCATGCGTTAGACACACCCCTCCTCCCTTAATCCCTGCATGCTGTATGGGCAGGGGCAAGAAGGCTTCTGAGGCGTATCCACCAGATGGCCGGTTTCGACGGCCAAGCGCCCTGCTTGAGGGATTCGGACCCTCAAAATATGCAGTGTTCTGGTTTCTTGAAGGGACCGTCTCGCGCGGACACCCTCCAGGACCGGGAGCCTCCCGCTATAAACGGAAGTAAGATTCCCGCCTCAAGTGGACAGTTTTGACTCTGGCGTTTGTCCAGGCCAGTTGGATTAAGGATGAAAGATCCGAAGGCTCCAAGCGACCTTGGATCTATTATCTTAAAAGCGATCCCCGAAACCCAACCTCAGCATCCTGTGAAGGGAACAGGAGAGGTCCACAAGGACACTTATCTGGCCGAGTTCGAGGACCGCTGGAGGTCCAAATGAAACATTATAGCAGATGGGAAGTCGGAAATCAAGCCAGAGGTTGTGGCTCTGGTCATGTGGCCTCCCCACTGAATAGGTCTCCCCCTCTCGCCGATTTCATGTTTTCGCACGCTTGACGGAAATATGATCCCTTTAATTCAACACCAAGAAATCTTCGGCCAAGATTCACTGCCACGTAACCTTCACTTCCAATGCCAGCGAACGGTGAAAGAACCGTGTCACCGGGATTCGTCCATATTTCCACACCCCTCTGGATCACGGTTAGCTGGAGAGGGCAAATATGTTTATCATCCTTATGCTCCCGCACTGATCTGAATGCAAGCGTGTCGGATGGGTTTATGTCGGTCCATATCGGGGAAGCATAACGCTGCCACACCGACACAGGAAAATCTTCTGGGTCTTTTGTGACGGCCTCTGGATTGTCTCCCGGCTTCCTCATTGTCACAAGATAATCCGGAATCCCCTGCCTTGACATGGCCGAATCTTTTTTAAGTTGTTTGTAAAGTAGACCAAGGGCCTTCGTCCTCTGCATCGCTATAACTGGGTCTTTCCAAATACAAACTTCGGAATGGTAAATGAATCCTTCCGCTTCAAACAACCGGATCATTTCGCCCCTGAAATCCCTGATCCCAATATAACCGAAATGTGTTTTCGTTGTTTGGAGGTTCATACAATGAAAACTCACAAGCCGCCCCGGCAAAATCACCCGGTATAATTCTTTGACCAGGAAGCGGAAATGTTCATAGAATTCCCGGTCGTCCCGGCTGTTGCCCATGTCCTTCTCGCTGTCCGTATATGTGTAGAGAGATGAAAAAGGTGGAGAGAAAATAGAATAATGGATGCTTCCCGGTTCAAGTTTGCCGACGACATCAACACAGTCCCCCATGATCATCTTCCATTCTGGTCCCTCCTTTACCACGGCCTTCCCCTCCACCTCACTCATGGCCTCTCCCCTGACTTCATCGGCGTTGATATCTTTCATGTTGGCTAACATCCCCTTGATCATTTCCTCGGCATCTTTCTCCTTCCTCTTGATATTCGACACCACGGCCCCCTCGGTCCTTGCTGTGATTATGTGGACATTTACGGGCTTATCTTGCCCGAACCTCCAACATCGTCTGGTCGCCTGATAGTATTGCTCGAAGGAATCAGAGAGGCCGACAAAGGCCATGTTAGGGCAATGCTGCCAGTTCAGGCCGAATCCCGCGATGGAGGGTTTCGTCACCATCACGCGGACCCTCCCCCTTCCGAAATCTAATAAACGGGACTCTTTGACCTCCCTGGAATCGCTCCCCCTGACTTCAACGGAATCCGGTATTGCCTTTTTTAAGGCATCGCTTTCGCTGTTCAAGTTACACCAGACGACCCAAGGCTCATGGCTGCTATTCACTTTTTCGGCACATGCGGAAACCCTTTCCGAGATGGATTCTCGCCGAGCCCCTTGACGTTCTTGTAAGGTCTTTGCCTCCATTGGAAATAGAAACCCATCTTGCGAAGAGTTTGCTTCAACGAGATGCTCATGGATATAAATGGGCGGGAGATTGAAGCCGGAATCTTCATACTTCAGGTCGGATGGTTTCCTGATAAGTACGGCCCATGAACAAACCCAGGTCCAGAACTTGTCCTGCGCGTGGCCTTTAATCCTCCATTTCTGTGTTTCCCCGCCGTCATGAACAAAGAACATTGAGAGCATTTCTGTCCTGGTCATCGCGCCCACAAACTCCGAATGATTGCCTAGCTCCATGTAATCATTCGGCGCAGGAGTCGCTGTACAGGCGAGACGATAGGATGTATCCCTGAACATCTCTATTATCTGCCCTCTGAGCTTCCCGTCGAAGTTCTTGATAATGGATGACTCATCAAGGACTATCCCGGAAAATTCCCCAGGCTCGAAATGGCTCAACATCTCGTAGTTCGTTATTGTTATCTTTCCCGTGACTTGGCTTTGATCCCTGGCTCCACGAACATCGATCCCGAACTTCTCCCCCTCTCGGATGGTTTGATCAGAGACGGCAAGCGGTGCGAGGATAAGAACCTTCCCTGGGATATTTTCAGCCCACGAAAGCTGCATAGGCGTCTTCCCGAGTCCGCAATCCGCAAAAATACAGGCCCTTCCCCTCCGCAGAGCCCACCGGACAATATCGGCCTGGAAAGGATAGAGCATTGGATTGATCTTAACGCTTTCCAGTGTGCCGAATTCCGGCTCAATAACGGTTTTTGATTCAAGGAATTCCTGGTAACCAGTCATCCTTCCCTCCAGAACAGTGCGCTGGGCGCATGGTGACAGCCCGTAAGCGAGTATATCTTTACCAGTGTCCAGCCGTCCTGCTCCATCTGGTCGCGCCTGTCGGCCCAGGTGATGATATAAAACCGTGTCCTCATGTCCTATTGATAGTTAGTGTATCAGATTTCAATGCATACGTCAAGGCGCAAACCTCCTTCATGTTGCTATCCAGACATTTCCCATATAGAGATGCTGATCAAGACACTCGGTCCCTCACCGATTGGATGATAAAACTTTTCGATGAGACCAGAAACTACCTGGGAATCGTCCAAAAGAACACCCGCGCCAACAAGGGAATCAAGTACGGCCTTATCGAGATTGTCCCGGTCAGGTTTCCTTGTTGCATAGATTCGATGAGGCGGATCTTTCTTTCTGCATAAGCGTTTTGGGCGTTTCAAATAAAACTCGATGTCAACCCTCACGGGTGTTTCTTTTCCACCAACAGGGCAAGGACACGTTTTCTTTGCCTCCCAATGTATTCTCTCCTTCCATCCACTCGCGCTCCCTGGTGTATAAACATGACCGCCCCGAGTCATCCTTGCTCTTGGTTGCGCCATTGGCTGGCCGGAGACTACAATCTCAGCAACTTCGATCCATGCCTCATCCAAGCCCCCTGGTGAATTTGGTGGACCAAGACTTGGCGATTCTTGCCTCTTGCGCGGGCTTTGGCTTGTAGTGGCGTTCGATTTCTTTGCTTTCAATTATCCATTTCCCATATCGCGTTTGTCCGGTATGGCCCTCGAAGAAAGATTTTAATTCCCGATCAAGGGTCTCACAATCCGATTTTGAGATCTTTAATGATTCAAGTTTGTCCAGCTTCTTCTCGATGTCAGGATTAGAAATAACGGAAATCTCCGTTGTTGCGATGTCTGTTTGAGATTGTCGGATCTTCTCCTTTTCCTGAAGATTGTGTTTACTTTTCCATCTGTAAGTATTGAGAAATGATATAAATAAGTCCATGTCCTCCCGCAAATCATCTCCGCAATTCCATCGACTGATTTTATAATTTCCATCCTTCGATAGATGAATCGAGATCCTGAGATAATCCATCACATCAATATCATGTTGTTCTTCATAAGCCAGGAGATATGCAGACATCTGTAGCCCTTCAGTCGCTGATGCCATTCCGGTTTTGATGTCGAAAATAGCGGGCTGATCCTGCCATTCCCCCATGCGATCAAACCGTCCTGCGAAACCGTACTCATCCGACGAGACCACTTGCTCGAATTCGGAATAGCGTGGTCGTTTGTCCATCAGGTATCTATTATATGCGACCATGTATGGTTTGATGATCTCCTGTATATCGATAGAATAGTCTGATAAATCCCACGCTGGATTATCATGGAGGTCGAGGTGGTGCGTAGCCTCATGAACTGCCGATCCACGAAGCCCAGCTTGTATCAGGATATGGGGGGGGACATTTGAGAGATCCCCCTTTGGAAGAATCGTTGTCACCGAGATGTTTCCTTCGGGCCATTTTAGAGATGTAGCTGGTTGATAAAATCCTTTGGAATCTCTTATCCGTTCCATTCTTCTCCTCTCCTTTCCTTTCTGATCATGACAGGGCAGGGAAGCGGAGATCGCAGTCCCAATATACGATCCGCTTCCCTGCCATGATCAGAGAAAAAATGAAGCTAGAACGGGAGATCGCTTTCTTGATTCTCTTCTTCAACAACCTCGACATCTACTTCAGCTTTTGACCCGAAAATATCATTACTATCTTGGATGGGCTCCGAGAAGGCATCCACTGATTCCCGATCCGAAAAGCCTGAATCCTCTGGTGCGATGTTGCTTTCTTCGCGTGTCTCATTCGCGGAGTTTAGACCTGGGATTTCATCCCTTTTGGACCACTTAATAAGGGAGATGATCATTACCTCCGTTTGGTAGCTCGTTCCCACCGGTTTCTTTTCAGAGCCAGCGCAAGCGAAGACAGGAACCTCTTGTGGTCTCTTCGGCCCTTTCCCCTTTAACCATATATCGTGCATCAGATTGAAACTCTGCTGTGCTCCGTTGGAGTGGGCAATCCAGGGAAGGACACCGATCATCTCATCCTTATACTTATTGATCACGTAGATCATCAGATCGAAACCGACCTTGAACTTATGTTGACCAATCGGTGGAGGGCCGTCATCCTTTCCAATCGTATCCGAGAAGTAAAGTCTCTGGGGCGGTGAGTTAGATGGGAAACAGAGATGGAGGAGCCGGGCATTGTACATATCCACCGCCATTGAGATTGGTGGAGAGATTCGAGGCTCGTCTTCTTTCGATGCCTTATACTTGCAGAACCCCGTGCT